TTACTTCTTCGCCTCTGCAACCACTTTGCTACCCACGCCGCGGTTATTGTATTCCCACATGCGGTTGTAGTTAGTGTCATTCAGATTGCGTTGTATTTCGTCGTTATCATCAACGCTGCCGGTGTTACCCGCAAACGGACGATTAGAGATCACCGCATCAGCCCAGGGTTTGGCTGTGTTAAAACCTTCGTTGATGGCGCTATCACGGATCACCACCTGACCGTTGGTATTGGCATCAACATCCAGCGAGCGACCCAGTTGCGCCACGCCATCACCGGAAGCATTGAAACGGCTGTTTACGGCGAGGAAACCGTAATAGATGTTAGACAGCGTAGCCGGTGCAAACACATACGCTTCTTGCTGAGTACGTGAGTTCACCACGCGGAATTCGGTGTTATCGAACACCACTGCGCCGCGACCAGAAACGATATCCACATCCCCTTCAATGTAACTGTTGGTCACCAGAGTACGCGGCTGACGGTTGGTTTCCAGACGGTTTTGCACACCACTGTTGGTGACAAAGAAGGTATTCTGACGACCGAGAATGTTGACGTTATTGATCTGCACTTTGTCACCATCAGTACGCAGTGCCACCGCCGGATGGTTACCCGCATCTACGCTATCGCCCAGCGTGTTTTCGATGGTCAGATTTTGCAGTTGCAGGCCATTGTTTTGTGACCAGAAGACCGCAGAGCAGAGAACACCGATACTGTCGCTGCGTTTGCTCTGGCAGCTATCGTACATATACCACGCTGGTTTACCTGGCATATATTTGCCGCGCGGGTTGACGTCGTGACGCCAGTCGGCAGGGCTCATGCCCCCATCAAGGGAAAGCCCAATCTTCACATCAATCGGTTTTTCACCTGTACCGTACAGAGTAATTCCACCCGGAGCGGCAGGGACATACACCGTTCCCTGATACTCACCAGGCATCACGGCAATATACTGGCGCTTGTTGGTGCGCTTGATAATTGCCGCATCTACCGCCGCCTGAATCGTGGTATGCGTTACACCTTGAGTACCCGCCGGGCCGACAACAAAGTCAGGTTGCGCAGGCAGGGTAATCGGGGAAGGATTCCACGCTGCCGCACCTGGTGTCAGGGATGCAAAATAGTGTTGAGCATCGAAATTCTGCGCTTCTTTTGCCGACAGAATCGGGCGAGAAGAGGTACCAGGCGCGGTTTGATCAGAAGGACGTTGATCGGGCGGTGTTGAGCTACAGGCGGTCAGCGTCACGCCAAAAGCCAATGCCAGCGCCAGACGGGAAACTGAAAATGTGTTCACAGGTTGCTCCGGGCTATGAAATAGAAAAATGAATCCGTTGAAGCCTGCTTTTTTATACTAAGTTGGCATTATAAAAAAGCATTGCTTATCAATTTGTTGCAACGAACAGGTCACTATCAGTCAAAATAAAATCATTATTTGATTTCAATTTTGTCCCACTCCCTGCCTCTGTCATCACGATACTGTGATGCCATGGTGTCCGACTTATGCCCGAGAAGATGTTGAGCAAACTTATCGCTTATCTGCTTCTCATAGAGTCTTGCAGACAAACTGCGCAACTCGTGAAAGGTAGGCGGATCCCCTTCGAAGGAAAGACCTGATGCTTTTCGTGCGCGCATAAAATACCTTGATACTGTGCCGGATGAAAGCGGTTCACGACGAGTAGATGCAATTATGGTTTCTCCGCCAAGAATCTCTTTGCATTTATCAAGTGTTTCCTTCATTGATATCCCGAGAGCATCAACATGCAATGTTGTAGGGATGGCAATTTTTACACCTGTTTTGCTTTGCTCGACATAAAGATATCCATCTACGATATCAGACCACTTCATTTCGCATAAATCACCAACTCGCTGCCCGGTAACAACAGCCAGTTCCATTGCAAGTCTGAGCCAACATGGTGATGATTCTGCTGCTTGATAAATTTTCAGGTATTCGTCAGCCGTAAGTCTTGATCTCCTTACCTCTGATTTTGCAGCGCGAGTGGCAGCGACCGGGTTTATTGTTATATGGCCTTCAGCTATTGCCTCTCGGAATGCATCGCTCAGTGTTGATCTGATTAACTTGGCTGACGCCGCTTTGCCCTCGTCTATGTATCCATTGAGCATTGCCGCAATTTCTTTTGTGGTGATGTCTTCAAGTGGAGCATCAGGCAGCCCCCTCCTTATTGCTTTAATTTTGCTCATGTAATTTATGAGTGTCTTCTGCTTGATTCCTCTGCTGGTGAGGATTTTTTCGTAGCGATCAAGCCATGAATGTAACGTAACAGAATTATCACTGTTGATTCTCGCTGTCAGAGGCTTGTGTTTGTGTCCTGAAAATAACTCAATGTTGGCCTGTATTGCTTCAGTGATTGCTATCCTCCTGTCTCGGCCTAATCCAAACTCTTTACCCGTCCTTGGGTCCCTGTAGCAGTAATATCCATTGTTTCTTATATAAAGGTTAGGGGGTAAATCCCGGCGCTCATGACTTCGCCTTCTTCCCATTTCTGATCCTCTTCAAAAGGCTACCTGTTACTGGTCGATTTAAGTCAACCTTTACCGCTGATTCGTGGAACAAATACTCTCTTCCATCCTTAACCGAGGAGGGAATATCCTGCACTCGCGTACCCATCGACGAACTGTTTCAAGGCTTCTTGGACGTCGCTGGCGTGCGTTCCACTCCTGAAGTGTCAAGTACATCGCAAAGTCTCCGCAATTACACGCAAGAAAAAACCGCCATCAGGCGGCTTGGTGTTCTTTCAGTTCTTCAATTCGAATATTGGTTACGTCTGCATGTGCTATCTGCGCCCACAGCATCCAGTGGTCATAGCAGTCATTGATGTTCTCTGCTTCGATAACTCTGTTGAATGGTTCTCCATTCCATTCACCTGTGACTCGGAAGTGCATTTATCATCTCCATAAAACAAAACTCGCCGTAGCGAGTTCAGATAAAAGAAATCCCCGCGAGTGCGAGGATTGTTATTCATTGCCGATATTCACCTTTATCGCGAATACCTTTACCGGTTTATCGCCGAAGTGCGGATGCTTCGTTTATATCAATCCCACGCATTCTGACCGACGAATAAATAACTCTTCTCCGTTATGTATTGCGACATAGCCGTAAACAGTTTTATGCATCACATCGAACTCATCCCATACGGAAACTCCACACTCTGCTAATGAGCAATTCAAATAATTCCCCGGTTGCTTGCCGGTGTTATTAATGAGGCGAATCCTCATATCTTATTCACTTTTGGCTGCAAGGTGTAGCCACCACGGTAAGCTCCATCAGCATGGGCGAATTCATATACCTGTACACTATTACGATGCAGAAATAAAACATGCATATTTTTGATAGGCTATGTTAATGATTTTTAAATATTTATTGTCTTATCAAGAATGTCTGTAATACCCCTATTAACCCGTCACATATAAACAATTTATAAAAATTTTCTTAACGCTATCACATTATTTAATTTACCTTTCCCGATAGGTATATAGTTCATCATGTGCAACCTTGCGATTGCGATGTATTCCCATTTCTTTCTCTACGCGTATTGCTGCATTGCGTAATGTTCTTGAGGTCGCGACTTCTCTTGAACTTACATTTTTTAATGTAGCCGATTTAATGCAACGTTGAATTTGCCTCTGGATATACATCCGCTGGTCTGTCTGAGTCTCCTGACGATAATCCATCAGCACATCTTGCCAGCGAGCCGCAGCTCTGCGCCAAAGCCCTTTATTTTCAAGTTCTTCAGCTTTTTTATCTTTAACCATACAGTCTCCTATCACACTAAATATTAAATAATAACTATCAGGTTTATCAGATAGTTATTATTACAGTTAAGTATAGGGGCGGTAATAATAACCTAAGATGGTGGTGAAATTCAAGCCAGATGCCGTTATGCAACTCAACAGAAATAAGCTGTTGCTTTTTATCTCACTATTCATTTGTCTCATTTCCAGCTATACTCATTGTTCACACAACACAAAAGGCATAGAAATGACAGTGTATGGCATATCAGAAAACAGTATTGTTCACTTACGTGAAAAAAATGGATAATGGCTTGTGTTGCACATTATTAAAAATGGCGACATTATATATCACCTCAAAAATACAGACAAAGAAATGAACGTCACACTTCAGGATATTATCCCCAATAAATAATCAAATGAGCGTGGCGCACGATGCCCCGCGCTATTCTACTTATCACCCCAGCGGCAAATCGAAAACACAACCAGTGCCACCGCTATTGCAACTCCTACCGTTGCGAATGCTTCAGGCCAGCTCATTGATTCACCTCCTGCGGCGGTTCTGGTAGATGCATCCAGTGGGTTACACCGTCAATTGGTTCATCGTCGTCGTACTCCAATGCGGCTATATAGAACCCGTCACGACGAGAATAAGAAATCCCGGACATTACAATGCCATCCGAAACAACTATAATGTCACCCGTTTCTTCCGGCATTCGCTCACTACAGCTTATCCAACTATCCGGAGTTACCGGAGAGTTGCCGGGTTCTTTAATGTGCAAGCGAGGCTCACCATCTTTTGGTTCAGGCCACTGGCGCTCCATGTTGATCTTCAATTTATCTTCCATAGCAGCGGTAATTTCAGCATCGCTGATGCCAGCACGGCGCTGTGCATCCCACAACAGGAAATGCATATCAGCCCACTCGCTGAGATCGTCTGGTTCGGCTGCGGCTTAAGGTTGAAGAAGAAAGTGCGGGAACCGGTCGTCGTGTGGAAACGCACGAATACCCGAACCGCGACAAACCCTATACCGAAGACCTGGGGAAAATCACTTTCCGCCCGTCCATCACAGCTTATGTGGTGGGAGATGACTGCTTTGACCAGCGCGATCGCCTGATTGACGCGCTGAATAAACCCGGTCCCGGCACGCTTGTCCATCCGACTTACGGTGAGCTGAAAGTCTGTGTTGACGGGGAAGTTCGGGTCAGCACATCGAAGAGTGAAGGGCGTATTGTCCGCTTTGACCTGAAGTTTGTCGAAGCGGGAGAACTCTCTTACCCCACATCAGGTGCGGCGACGGCGCAGACGCTGATGTCATCCTGTTCTGCACTGGATGACTGCATCAGTGACAGCTTCAGCGGTTTCAGTATCGATGGCGTGGCAGATTTCGTGCAGAACGACGTTATCGGTAATGCCAGCATAATGCTTGGATATGTTTCTGATGCGATGAAAGTGGTGGATTCTGCCGTATCGGATGCTGCCAGACTGTTGCTGGGGGATATCTCGGTACTTCTGCCGCCACCATCGTCAGGCAAAAATTTCGTTGAGCAGGTGCAGAAAATGTGGCGTACCGGGAAACGCCTTTATGGTAACGCCAGCGACCTGGTCACCATGATCAAAACGCTTTCCGGTGTCAGCCTCGGCAGCGATCTGCAACCGCGCGGCGTCTGGAAAACGGACAGTAAAACCACCGCCACGGCGACGCAGCAGCGTAATGTGGTTGCCAGCACCCTTCGTACGACCGCAATCAGTGAAGCGGCGTATGCCGTCACCCGATTGCCTGCGCCAACAACTTCCGCGGTGATGCAGAATTCCGCAGTGGGGCAGGCAACAACACCTGCGCAGAGCACTGGCTGGCCTTCCGTCACGCATCCGGCACTGAACAATGCACCGGCGGTGAAAAACACGGTTGACCTGCCGACGTGGGAAGAACTGACCGACATTCGCGACACACTGAATACGGCAATTGATAAGGAGTTGTCCCGTACAACCAGTGATGCGCTGTTTCTGGCGCTGCGCCGGGTGAAAGCAGATCTGAATGCGGATATCAACACGCGCCTTGAACAGTCTGCACGGATCATTCAGCGCACACCGGATGAGGTTTTACCCGCGCTGGTGCTGGCAGCGACCTGGTTTGATAACGCGGCGCGTGACGCGGACATTATCCGGCGTAATGCCATTACGCATCCCGGCTTTGTGCCGGTGATCCCTCTGAAGGTGCCAGTGCAATGAACGACAATGTCACGCTACGGGTAAATGGCCGGGAGTGGAATGGCTGGACATCGGTGCGCATCGGTGCCGGTATTGAACGGCTGGCGCGGGATTTCAGTGTGGAGATCACCCGCCAGTGGCCGGGAGATGAGGGTATCACCACGCTTCAGCCGCGCATTAAAAACGGTTCAAAAGTGGAAGTGCTGATTGGTGATGAGCTGGTGATCACCGGCTGGGTGGAGGCGACTCCCGTTCGTTACGATGCCCGTTCGGTCAGCACCGGTATTGCCGGACGTAGTCTGACCGCTGACCTGATTGACTGTGCAGCCGAACCGACACAGTTTAACGGACGATCGCTGGTACAGATTGCGCAGGCGCTTGCTGCGCCTTTCGGCATTGAGGTGGTGAACAGCGGTGCGCCGTCGGGTGTTATTCCTGATGTCCAGCCTGATCACGGTGAAACGGTGATTGAGGTAATCAACAAAATACTCGGTCAGCAGCAGGCGCTGGCTTATGACGACCCGCACGGCAGGCTGGTGATTGGCGGTATTGGCTCAACGTGGGCACATACCGCGCTGGTACTTGGGGAAAACATCCTTTCCTGTGATACGGAGAAGAGTATCCGGGAGCGGTTTTCAGTTTACCAGGTGGCGGGGCAGCGTGCCGGAAACGACGATGATTTCGGTGAGGCCACCACCACCGCGCTGCGGGCCCGCACAGAGGACGCATTTATTGCCCGTTACCGTCCGATGTATATCAGGCAGACAGGGCAGGCCACGGGGGCAGGCTGTATTGCCCGTGCTGACTTTGAAGCCCGGCAACGGGCGGCGCGGACGGATGAAACTACCTATGTGGTGCAGGGCTGGCGACAGGGTAACGGTACGCTGTGGCAGCCCAACCAGCGGGTGATTGTCTTCGATCCGGTCTGTGGCTTCGACAATACCGAACTGCTTGTTTCGGAAGTCACTTTTACTCAGGACCAGAACGGCACCCTGACGGAAATCCGTGTCGGCCCACCTGATGCTTATCTGCCTGAACCCGAAGCCCCCGGCGCGCGGAAAAAGAAAAAAGCCAGAGTACAGGAGGATCCGTTCTGATGAGGACGATTGAAGCCATGCAGCGACAACTCCTCGGCCTGATTGGGCGGGCCGTGGTGAAAAGCATCAGTGCCGCCACGAAATGTCAGACCGTGGATGTGTCCCTGATTGCCGATGAACCCAAAGCAGGGGTTGAACATCTTGAACCCTACGGTTTTACCTCAAGGGCAAACAGCGGTGCGGAAGCGGTGGTGTTGTTTCCGGATGGCGACCATTCTCATGCGGTGGTTGTTACGGTGTCGGACCGGCGCTACCGCCTGAAAGGGCTGCAGACGGGTGAGGTGGCTGTCTATGACGATCAGGGGCAGTCCGTGACGCTGACCCGGGAGGGGATCGTGGTGGACGGTGCAGGTAAAACGATCACGTTTCGCAATTCACCTGAAGCACGTTTTGAAATGGACCTGGAAGTGACCGGACAGGTGAAAGACCTGTGCGACTCCGGCGGCACCACCATGTCAGCGATGCGGCTTGCCTATAACGGGCATCGTCACAGAGAGAACGGTCAGGGCAGTAACACCGACAAACCTGATAAAGCGATGGAGGCATGATGGAACTGTGGCTGACGGTGAACGGTAAACGCACCTGCGCCAGCGCACCGCTGGATCCGCTGACCCGCGCCGTGGTGATTTCCCTGTTTACCTGGCGGCGGGCGGAGCCTGATGACAACGCCGACGTCCCGATGGGATGGTGGGGGGATACCTGGCCTGCGGTACAGAATGACCGTTACGGCTCCCGACTGTGGCTGCTTCAGCGCAGCAAACTGACCAATCAGCTGGTGCAGACGGTAAGGGGGTATATCCGCGAATGCCTGCAATGGATGATTGATGACGGCGTGGTGTCCCGTATTGATCTGGATATCCGCCGCACCGGGATTAATGAACTGGGTAACAGTATCACTCTCTGGCGTCGTGACGGACCGGTAATGATTTCTTTTGATGATCTGTGGAGTGCGATAACGCATGGCGGACAGTGAATTTCAGCGCCCGACGCTGGCAGAAAATATCAGTATGCTCCGTAACGATTTATTCGCCAGGCTGGACGTCAGCGACACGCTCCGGCGCATGGATGAAGACGTGCGGGCAAAGGTGTATGCGGCGGCGCTGCATACGGTTTACGGGTACATCGATTATCTGGCAATGAATATGCTGCCTGACCTGTGCGATGAGTCCTGGCTGGCGCGACATGCTGCGATGAAACGGTGTCCGCGCAAGGGGGCCACGGCTGCCAGCGGGTATATGCGCTGGGAAGGTGTCAGCGATGGCCTGAAGGTGACTGCCGGGAGCGTGATTCAGCGCGATGACCTGGTTCAGTACACGGCAACTGCCGATGCAACCAGCTCCGGTGGTGTCCTGCGCGTGCCGATCGCCTGCTCAAGTGCAGGCGCGGTCGGTAACGCTGACGACGGTACGTCATTAATCCTGGTCACGCCGGTGAATGGTCTGCCGTCTTCCGGCGTGGCAGATACCCTGACAGGTGGATTTGATACTGAAGAGCTGGAAACGTGGCGCGCCCGCGTCATTGAGCGGTATTACTGGACGCCTCAGGGCGGGGCTGACGGGGACTATGTCGTCTGGGCTAAAGAAGTGCCCGGCATTACCCGCGCATGGACATACCGTCACTGGATGGGAACGGGAACTGTCGGTGTGATGATTGCCAGCAGTGACCTGATTAATCCCATTCCGGAAGAATCAACGGAAACGGCGGCAAGACAACATATCGGGCCACTGGCCCCGGTGGCAGGCTCTGATTTGTATGTATTCAGGCCGGTGGCGCATAAAGTGGATTTTCATATCCGTGTGACGCCGGATACACCGGAAATACGAGCCGCCATCACCGCGGAGTTGCGTTCGTTCCTGCTGCGTGATGGTTATCCGCAGGGAGAACTGAAGGTGTCACGTATCAGTGAAGCGATTTCCGGTGCGAACGGGGAATACAGCCATCAGTTGCTTGCCCCGGCGGACAATATCTCCATTGCAAAAAATGAGCTGGCAGTTCTGGGGACGATTTCATGGACGTGACAAACGATGATTATATCCGTCTGTTGTCGGCACTGTTGCCGCCCGGTCCGGCGTGGTCAGTCAGCGATCCGGCGATTGCCGGTGCGGCACCGTCATTAACCCGCGTTCATCAGCGTGCGGATGCCCTGATGCGGGAGCTGGATCCGCGCACCACCACTGAACTGATAAACCGCTGGGAGCGTCTGTGCGGTCTGCCGGATGAATGTATTCCCGCAGGGACACAGACCCTTCGTCAGCGTCAGCAACGGCTGGATGCGAAGGTTAACCTGGCGGGCAGCATCAACGAGAATTTTTATCTTGCACAGCTTGCTGCCCTGGGCAGACCAGATGCCAACATCACGCGATACGACAAAAGCACGTTCACCTGCTCATCGGCCTGTACTGGCGCGGTGAATGCGCCGGAATGGCGGTATTACTGGCAGGTCAACATGCCAGCTGCCACCAACACCACCTGGATGACATGTGGCGATCCCTGTGATTCCGCACTGCGTATCTGGGGCGACACCGTTGTCGAGTGTGTGCTTAACAAACTCTGCCCGTCGCATACCTACGTAATTTTTAAATATCCGGAGTAATCCATGCATCGTATAGACACGAAAACCGCGCAGAAGGATAAGTTCGGCGCGGGTAAGAACGGTTTTACCCGTGGTAACCCCCAGACCGGCACACCTGCCACCGATCTGGATGATGACTACTTTGACATGTTGCAGGAAGAACTTTGTAGCGTGGTGGAGGCCTCCGGTGCCAGCCTGGAGAAGGAGCGGCACGACCAGTTGCTTACCGCGCTTCGTGCGCTGCTGTTAAGCCGCAAGAATCCGTTTGGTGATATCAAATCGGATGGCACGGTGAAAACGGCTCTCGAAAACCTTGGTTTGGGAGATGGCTCGGGGCGTTACAGCAAAACTGTCGTTTTTTCATCGTCGGGTTCATATACGTGGCCAGCTGACGTAAAACGAATTGACGTTATTCTGACTGCGGGGGGCGGCGGTGGCGGTGGATGTAACGCGGAGAACGCAAATCAGACATTTTCAGGGGCTGGCGGAGGAGCCGGAGGTACTGTTTTTGCCACTATTTATGCGACAGACAACGATGCCGGGCCAGGGACCTATACAGTGACAATTGGTAGCGGTGGTAGTGGTGCCAATGGGCCAGGGTCTGGAAATAATGGCGGTCATAGTTCGTTCATGACATTAACTGCGCTCGGCGGCCAGGGTGGGCAATGGGGCGGCGCTACAAATACCGCTGGCGGGCTCGGTGGTTCAGGCTCTGGCGGTTATAAAACTGAACAAGGCGGAGACGGTTCAGACGGACAGGCGGGCCAGGCGCTATTAGTAGGCAATGGGGCATCGAGCTATTGGGGTGGCGGCGGCCGCGCTGGGCAACTGAGCGGTAATCCTGGAGTTTGCTCTGGCTCCGGCGGCGGGGGTGCATACGATAATAGCTATTCACACACGTCAGGACGTGGCGGGCACGGAGCTAATGGCGTGCTGGTAATTCGGGAGTACATGTAAATGAATGATGTTTATGCAGTTGTTGATAATAACGTTGTTATTAATGTCATTATCTGGGACGGAATTTCTGAATGGAAACCAGAGGCTGGTAATTTAGTTCCGTTAAACGGCGATGCTGGCATCGGTTGGTCATATTCAGACGGAGTATTTACCGCGCCACCTCCCCCAGAACGCTCTCACAACGCGTTAGTTGCGGAGGCTGAGCTGCAGAAATCAGCACTACTGACCGTAGCAAATAACGCAATAGCACCGCTGCAGGATGCCGTTGATTTGGAAATGGCGACAGACGATGAACAGACGTTACTGCTGGCGTGGAAAAAATACAGGGTACTGCTGAACCGTGTTGATACCTCAGCGGCACCCGAAATAGAGTGGCCTACGCAACCGGGGGAGCGGGCCAGTTGATATCAGGCGCAGGGGCAGCATCAACTGCTGTCACTGCGTCGATGTAGTCGAGTACCGCATTCAGCCGCCTTTTTTCATCATCAGTCAGTTTGCGGCCTACACCTCTCCGTTGACATCTTTGTTATATGGTACAACTGCGCAGAGGCCTGTCTCTCCAATTGTGCCAGTTGAATACTACGATACAACGCTAGGTCTTCCAATATGGTATAACGTCACAGCATCATCATGGCAGAGAGCAGATGGTACTAATACTTAGACTTTAAATTTATTTTCGTTTATTAATCATTGAAGTAAAACAAATTATTAGGCGAAAATGTAGCGAATTTATGTACTTATACATGTTACCCTGAAGGAGAATTCTTTTAATAAACCTTCTCCTTCAGGGGCAAATAATTATTTGACGTAAATGTGGTTTCTGTATTTGACAAAAATCACATCACACACGCTTTCAATATCTTCAGGTTGACCATAAATTTTCTTCACAATATTCAATTGTTCTTTATTCTCAAGAATAAAGAAATTATTTCCTTTGTTATACCATTCGCTATTTGTAAGCCAGTTATCTCTTTTTATTTCATTGTTATTAAAAAGTATATTTGCTATTTTTATGTCTCCATTCACACCAACAGAGTTAGTAAATGTGAAAGGGGCATATCCATAATTTGCTTTGTGCTCGTTGATTTTTTCTCTAATACATGACATCTGATTGTATCTATTATCAGTGGAGCCATTAATATTTATTGTTTTAATTCCTGATATTATACCCAAAAAAGCTATTAATAAAATAATGCTTTTTTTATTAAATTTAGATCTTGACAAAAGAATTACTGCCATAATGAAGACGGGAACAAGGTATCTTATTGTCCATATATTTCTTGGGAGGTTACTACCAATATAAGCAGATGTCATGATTAAAATAGACAATGACAAACATATATCAATAACGCTTCTGTTTTTAAAAAGATTTCTGAAAGTGAAGTAAATTAATGCAACAACACCAGCAAAGCGTATTGCTTTAGATAATAGATGCAGTGATGGTGTTATTTGCTCACCAAATATGTTTGCATTAAAAAACAATAAAGTTCCGCTTACTGCAGTATTTATATTAACTAAAATATTGTCATACTCAACAATCTTTACATCTGTTAGTCCTGGCAATGTAAAGCTTCCAAGGTTTAAAAACAAAAAACCGATCGCCTTGGAAATTAAATATGAAGAAAACAATCCAGCCATTATAATAAGGTATTTCTTTTTTCTTTCCTTGTGCAACAAAAATATTGCTGCTAATGTTAGCGGTGCAACGTATATATAGACTGAGATATTATCGCTAAAAATAGCCATAGAGGATAGTATGGTTGAAAAGTATACAAATAATATATTTTCTGTTTTAATATACTTTTCTGTAAATATTAAGCATCCAATGATAAATATGTATGTACCCATGTGAATGCACGCTGAAAGCATTGATGTAACAGCCATGTCAGCAGGGAAAACAAAGTAGAATATAATTAGCGCTAATGCTAATGATTTATTTGTAGACAGCCTGTATATCAAAAATATCACAGTAGCATACATCGCTGGTGGTATTATATATGCAAGCTCACTGCTGTAGCCAAATAATATAGAGGCGATCGCATAAAAAGATACTTCTGTAAAGTAAAAAGGAACCGTGGATAGCATCCATCCATGAAGTAAGTAATTACCTTCTGACATATCCTTACCAAGCAAAAGCACTGTTGCCGCATCTGTATTTGGTGGGAATATGTTTAAGCTGGCAAAGTGATATAGCATAAACAATGACGCAAATAATAAAATCACGAATATAAATTTAATTTGTTTTTTGAAAATCATTATTTATTACCCTTTAATATATACTTTGGACGCTGCTTAACCTCAACGTAGATACGCCCTATGTACTCACCTAGCACTCCAATCCCAATTAACTGGATGCCGCCAAGAAATAATATTGATACAAGAATTGAAGGGTATCCAGGTACATTATTACCAAAAATTAATTTATCAATTATCATCCATGAACCGTATGTAAATGATATACATGCAATAAATAACCCAATATAGGTCCACATGCGAAGCGGGAATGTTGAGAAGCTAGTGATCCCTTCCAGCGCCAAGTTCCATAGCTTCCATCCATTGAACTTTGTGCTTCCTGCAACGCGTTCTGCTCGCGCATATTCTACGACATCGGTTCGACCACCAACCCAGCTCAGCACACCCTTCATAAACAGGTTTCGTTCTGGCATGAGCTTAATATTTTCTACTACTTCGCGAGACATGAGCCGGAAGTCGCCAACATTCTCTTCTATCTGAGGGTTGCTGATTTTGTTATGAAGTTTATAGAACCACTCAGCAGATTTACGCTTCAGCCTGCTGTCAGTGGAGCGGTCAGAGCGTTTAGCCAGAACCATATCTGCACCGGCCTGCCATTTCTCTATCAAGTGAGGAATAACTTCGATAGGGTCTTGCAGATCAACGTCAATCGGGATAATTGCCTCCCCGGTAGCATGGTCCAGACCTGCGAACAGGGCGGGTTCTTTGCCGAAGTTACGTGTGAACGACAGCGAAACCACAAGCGGGTCGGCAACAGCGAGCTCGTTGATTATTGATTCTGTAGCGTCTTTGCTGCCATCGTTTATGAAGACTATCTCGACTTCATGCTGCTGAAGCCCTTCAAATTCGCGCACAGTTTTATAAAAAATAGGTATCGTGGCCTCTTCGTTAAAGACCGGAACGACTAAAGAAATTTTCATTTCGCATCCCTAAAGACAATGAACTTTGAATAGACGAAACCGCACACCAGGCTGATGGCGGAGAAGGTGACAAGAGTTATCATCGGGGGAAGTGCGCATCTATCAGCAGCCCATCCAACAGTAGCACTGAGTGTTCCCATGAACCCGACATATAACATGTAGCGCATCGTTGTAGTTGATGCTTTGAATGTGAATTTTGCATTCGCGAAGAAGCTAAAACTCACAGCCACAACGAAACCTGCGAAGTTTGCCAGAGCCTGATTGGTATGCGCGGCATAGATACATACACCAAAAACCACCCAGTGTATAAGTGTGTTCAGCACACCAATCGAGGTGTACCTTGCAAATATATTTAACATTTATTTAATCAATGAGTTCTGAAAGGTATGAAGTCTATCATCCAAGTCTCAATCGATCGATACTTGCGGTAGTTGATGAGGAAAACTCTGGTACACAAAGCTTTGCACTGGACTGCAAGGTGTTGTGCTTCTCTGGAGTGCGATATGTTTGATGACAAAAAATTAGCGCAATAGGACAAAAAATCACCTTGCGCTAATGCTCTGTCTCAGGTCACTAATACCATCTAAGTAGTTGATTCATAGTGACTGGATATGTTGTGTTTTGTAGTATCATGCAGTCTATTTTTTAGACTAAATGTATTTTAACACATTGATATTATTGGCTTTTGCTGTTTCGCGTTCAGCTTTTTTATACTAACTTGAGCGAAACGGGAAGGTAAAAAGACAAAAAGTTGTTTTTAATACCTTTAAGTGATACCAGATGGCATAGCGCCATCTGGCAGAGTGATTAACTAAACATCGCAGTAATCGAGGCGCTTGCCAGAGAATGGAAATGGACGTTAAACCCGACCATCGCGCCGCTGGCACCTTCATCGACATCAATACGTTCTACATCCAGCGCGTGAACGGTAAAAATGTAGCGATGGGTTTCGCCTTTCGGCGGCGCTGCACCATCGTACCCGGTTTTACCAAAGTCGGTACGCGTCTGCAAAACGCCGTCTGGCATTGCTACCAGACCAGAGCCAAACCCTTGCGGTAATACGCGGGTATCAGCGGGTAAATTAACAACTACCCAGTGCCACCAGCCGGAGCCGGTTGGCGCATCCGGGTCGTAGCAGGTGACAACAAAACTTTTCGTTCCCGCAGGAACATCATCCCACGCCAGATGCGGTGAAACATTATCGCCATCGTAACCCATGCCGTTAAAGACATGACGATGTGGCAACTTATCGCCATCGCGCAGATCATTACTGATGAGTTTCAT